TTTTTCTTAGAATCTATGCCTGCTCCAAGAATGTTAGTAACAGAAGTATCGCTTAGTTATGCAATTAGTTTAATCCTTGATTATATTGGATTTAGTAATTATGCATTTTACAGAACAACAAATGAACCAGACCCAATCATTCCATATTTCTTTATTGCTCCAGATCAAACGGTAGCGGAAGTATTAAATCAACTTGCAGTCTCTACACAGACCGCAATGTTCTTTGATGAATACAATAATTTTATCGTAATGAGTAAAAACTACATGCTTCCAGATTTAGAAGATAGGGCATCTAACATGGTTTTGTCTGGAGCCACAAATCAATCTATTAGCGGTATTGTTGAAAACTCTTCATCTGGCACACTTCCAAACATTATTTCAATTGCATCACAAGACAAAAAAGTTTACAACAATGGAAAGATAAATTATACAACTAGATATATTCAAAGGTCTTACGGATCTATTCGTCAAGCAAGTATGATTGATATAGATAAAACTTGGATTTATAAACCCGCACTTTTGTGGGAAGTATCTGGAACAGACTCAACTAAAACAATTAATGAGGTTGCATCTAAGCAGGGCAAATACGTTTTAGGAGCAATGCCATTAAACTCTGATCTTACTGCATCACCACCAAGTGTTGTTAATCGTAAAATAATAAATAATGTTTTTGATCTTGGAGAAAATGTTTATTGGCTTACAAGATATCAAGGATATTTTTATTCTAATGGAGAAATTATTAGATATGATGCTGCACAGTTTAATGTTACCCTTGAAGTTTGGTATAAAAAAGAACAAGAAGTATATCCGTTCTTTTCACCACTAGGTAATTTTAAGATAGATGTTCCAACAAGTCCCCCATCTACAGACCCACAAATTGTTTTGCCTGGAAGGCTGGCACCAACAAACGTCATTGATGCATTAGATAAGAAAGTAGCAAATGGAGAGATTACAGAAGCACAAAAAGGTGAAGAAATTCAGGCATGGAGAGCATCTCATAGACAGGGTAGCAGTAATGTATGGATTACCAACAATCAAGAGTATCAAAACTTTTTTAAATCCTTGCCATTTAACGGAAAAATATATCCAACTGGGTTAGTAAGAATTTATACAGTTCCATTCTATGAAACAATTGACGGAATTACTTTTTTGCAAAATGGTCCAGTTTATGAACATGGACGTGCTCAATTTGGAACAACAGCAACAACTCATGTTGCTGGAATAGATTCCTATTGGTCAGACAATACTCATGTCAGAGGCTGCGAAATGCAAACTCAATATTTATTTACAACCACCTTGCTTGAAAATATTTCTTTGCCACCAACCACAATAGGAGCAGCAGGAGTTAATAACTCTAAAGCCCAACAGACATCAAGAAGTGGAACAATTAAAAACTTTATGTCTTCAAGTTATACAACGGAAACTCCAGTTAACTCAACCATATCTACAAAAACTGGAACAATTCAATCATCTGCATTAGTAATGAATGGACCAACTTTTGAAACAAACGAAGTTCCAATTAATTTAATTTCTTATGTTTATAAAGATTTATCAATACAATCAGAAACGCCGCTTAAGCCAATTACTTGTCCAACTCCAACTGCATTTAAACATTTTGGAACAAGAATGCGTATTATCGGCAAGATTGAAAATAATGAACGTCGTAGTCAAACGCCAAATGGAAGCACAACATATTATCAGGTTGCTGGAATTCAACCAGATCAAGACGTAAATATTGGCGGTGGCTCAGGGGGATTGGCAGTATTGCTTAATCCAACAACCAACAACGGATATTATTTTGAAATTGCTGCACTAACAAGTGACAACATAGAATCATATTTGCAATTAGATAAAAATAATCAATCAGATATTTCTATTAACAATGTTGTTTTTTATAAAATTAAAAAAGATGCATCTAATAATAATGCAATACCTATAAAACTTTATGGCGGTTTAGCAAAAATTACAGTTGATGACGGAAGGTTTACTGGTCAGTATAGAATGGCTGGTGAGGAAAATCCAACGGTATATGATTTAGCCGTAGAATATGAAAACATAGGAAAAATAAGAAGATTCTACTTATACATTAATAATCAATTAATTAAAGTTGTAGACGACACAGATCCGCTTCCAATCTACAATAATATGGCTCCATTTGTTCGTGGTTCATCCAGAGTTATGTTTGAAAATATTTATGCTTTGGCACCAAACTATTCCGATTACGTTTATCCAACTGAAGAGCCATTGTCATCTGCTTCTGCATATAAAGAAATAAGCGCTAGTGAATCTTTAACAAAGTATTCAATGAGCCGTATTGTTCAGTCAACCTATCTATCTGGAATTAGCGCTCAAGAACCACCTAAATATAATTTATACTTTGATGAGTTTGGCACAATAATGAGAGAGTGTGCTTATTTTGATGTTAAATATGATCGTGCATACCCAGCACTTTATGCCAAGTTATCACCAACATTTAACAACGTTAAAGGCTATACCACATCTGGGTTCTATGCAGACTCATACGGTGCTGAGTTTTTAATATTTAATGCTACAGATACAGCCCTAAACCTTGATGAAACAAGCGGTAACTACTTAAGAATTCAAGGAGTTACATTTACACAAGACACAACCCATGAGTTAACAGTTGACGAGTACTTTAAAAAACGTAGTAATTTCTCTAATCCATTATTAACTGGATCTTCTCAAATTGTTTCTCCACAAGTTGAAAAACAAAAGTTTGATGAAATTAAAAGAAGCAGAATGATTTATGGAAATAATGAGTTTACTTTAGATACTCCGTACATACAAACGCAAGATGATGCAGAAAACTTAATGGGTTGGATGATAGACAAACTTATGGTTCCTAAAAAATCAGTTGGTTTAAAAATATTTGCAACTCCAACAATTCAACTTGGAGACATTGTAACAATTAACTATAAAGATTCTAATAATTTAGACTTAGTTACTTCGGTTGACTCTAGATTTATAGTCTATAATATTGAGTATGCAAGGAAAATAAATGGTCCAGACATGACACTTTATTTAGCGGAGGTATAACATGGGTGCTTTAGATTGGGCAAACTATGAACGACAAAAAGGCAACACAGTTGATAACGCAATAGATGCTGCTAAAACAGCAGAAGCAATTGGAATAGTTGGTGCAGCAGAAGTAGAACGTAGAGGCGGAGTTAACGCTCAAGGTTATTTTAGAGATGTTGAGGAATTTAGACAACTAACTGCAAACGAAAGAGCATCTGTAACTCTTTCTAATGGTCACATAAACACTCTTGGAATGCTTGCAATTTTAAATAGAAAAGAAGCAGAACACTTTGGAAGATCTTTAGATTCTGGAGTTATAAAAGCAACTGCTCCAGCATCTGTAAATATTACAGCAACACCTCCAGCACCAGTTGCTCCATCAGTGTATGCTGCTCCACCACCAGTTAAAACAGCAACTCTGGACATTATATTATTTGATGAAGAAAATATTCCTACAGATGGAATGTTTGATCAAATATTTGAAAATATTGGCGGTCAAGAATTAATTAGCATAACAAGGTCTGATATTGTTAATGGACAAAAAATATCATACCAACCAATCAAAAACCTTTCAGCCATCCAACAAAGGTATAATCCAAATAATATTCTTAGCCTACAGCAAACCGCAGATAAATTTTTTGCTGGATTCTCAATTAAACTAGAAGACAAAATTCCAAAAACTGGCAACGGAACTAATGGAGAAAACGTATATCTTAACGCAGCAGGAGACTTAATTATTGAATTTATTAACGTAAACCCTGATGAACAAGTAGAAACACAAATCAGCGTAAGTGGTACAATATATGAAGCAGATCTTGGAGACTACACCTCATGATAACTAATACTGGTAAAACTATTATTGCAAAGTATTTACTTGGTCAGGCCCCCGCCTATGCTTCGTATATTGCTATTGGTTGTGGTGCTACCCCTTTAGATACCGCTGATGAAATAGGAGATTATTCAACAAAAACAAATTTAGATTTTGAAATGTTTCGTGTTCCAATTTCATCTAGAGGTTTCGTAAACGAAGAGGGTGTAGATAAGATTGTTTTAACAGCAGAACTACCAACAGAAGAAAGATATGAAATAACTGAAATTGGAATATATTCTGCAGGATCTAATCCTTCTGCAGGAGCATATGACAGCAAAACAGTTTTTGCTTTTACACAAACAGAAAATTGGCAATATGTAACAGAAGCATCTGCAGTAGCAATTGATACAGAGTCTGATGCATTAGATGCCCCAAACTACGATAACGTCATTGCTGTAACAGATCCAGTATTTCAAACAAACGCAGATAATCCAATATTTTTTAAATCACCAAGAGTTGCAAGATATGAAAGACCAAGGTTTTTAAATAATATTATTATGATAAAAGGTAACGAGGCTGATCTTGATATTGAATCAGATAGCGGTCCAACACAAGATACTTTTGAAATAGGCGCAGGATCAAATTACATTAGACTAAGCGGAGCAACAGTTGACTTTACAAAAAACTCTCCAACAGACGAGTTAAGATTAGCATTTTCAATAATAAACAGAGATGGAACATATGGTTCTGGCACTCAACCAGAAAGAGCCAGAGTTTTAGTTTCATTTGAAAACACAAGTGGAACAGAGTTTGCAAGACTTGAAGCAGAAGTTGCTGACGACAGCAGTGGTGGACAATATGATTTTGCTACAGAGAGATATTTTGTTGTAACAAAACAACTTCAACAACTATATAGGACATCTGGGTTTGACTGGAATGCTGTTTCTGTAGTTAAAATATATGCATGCGTTATTGATGGAGTTAACCCATCTGCCAATTACTATGTAGCATTAGACGCTTTAAAGTTAGAAAATGTTTCTACAATAAACCCACTCTATGGATTAACAGGATATTCAGTAATTCAAACTTCAGGAGCAGAAACCATAATTAAGAGTCCTAATACTAATAATTATGTTGAGTTTAGATTTTCAGTAGATCTTTCTAGCGGAAATAATTCATAATGGCTGACGCAGGAATTAAAAGAGTTATAATTAAAAAATCTTCTTTACCACCGCTAGATCATAATAAGGTTGGATATTTTTTTAGATATAGAATTGTTTCTGAAGATAAAAACAGAACCTCTCAATGGTCTCCAATAAATCTTGTATTAGATGACTCAATTACTGCCGTGGCTGGCGCCGTACAGGTTTCAGCATCAATTATTAGTGCAGTTTGGGGAGATGAATTGAATAGACC